ACGTCCCAAACAGGTACATTTTAAATAAAATAATAGGTTATGTTATCAGCAGAAAAAATCCAATCAAATTGGAATCGTTACCTTACTGAGGTTAAAAATAATATAAGTGAAGAACGTTCATCTATATTATTACCCTTTCTTAAAAAATACGAAGAACGTATAATGATGATGCCCGCATCATCTAAAAATTGGCATCATTCAGCATTTGCAGGAGGTTATTGTGATCACGTTTTACGTGTTTTAGATTGTGCTAACGCCTTATATACAGTTTGGAATAATAAAGGTGGTAATATGGATACATATACAATTGAAGAAATGCGTTTTGCTGCATTATTTCATGATTTGGGTAAAATGGGTCAACAAGAAGGCGAATATTACCAACCCAATGATTCTCAATGGCATGTTGATAAATTAGGTCAAATATATAAATTTAATACTGACATACCTGCTATGAAAGTACCTGAACGATCTTTATTTATACTACAGGAAATTGGTTGTAAAGTAACTCAAAATGAATTTATTACAATTAAGATTCATGATGGTTTGTATGATGATTCAAATAAATTTTATTTTATGTCTGGTCAAAAAGAAACACGTTTACGTACTCACTTACCATTACTAATGCATCAAGCAGATCATATGGCTTCCCAAATTGAATTTGAATTATGGAATGCAAGTGCGAATCCAGTAATTTCAAAACCTAAAAATGCTTCCAAAGCAGATAAGATACAACGTAAATCTAAAGCTGTAAATGAAGCAAATAATCCAAACTTATCAGCAGCAACATTAGGTGTTATTGATTCGTTTTTTAAAGAAGATTAAATGGAAATAATATTAGTAATTTTGTTAACTCTATCGATTTCTGCATCTTTTGTTGCAATAAGAAATCTTATTAAGAAAAATGAAGCGATGGAGGATTTTATAAATAAACAAAGCGACGCAATTGCAGCTTGCGATGCCCGATTAAATCAAATAGATCAAAAAGGGGTATTTTACGCAGATGATGAAATTGGTTGGTTTTTTGGAGAAGTTAAAAAAATTCAAGATGCCTTAAATGAATTTCGCATGAAATAATAAATGAGCAAAACAGAAAAAAAAGAACCGGCAGTAGCTGGTTCTCCTACTCCGAAGAAGAAAAAACGTGGACGTAAAAGTACTAGAATGTATTTTACCCACGACACCGAATTAGCTATTGGTGAATATTTAGCTTCCAACAATGAAGCTACTCGAAATAAAATATTTAACGACCGTATAAATTATTCGTTTTATAAATTAGCTGAAAATCTTATCCACACCTTTAAATTTTACTATACAGAAGTTGAATCGTTAGAAGATTTAAAACACGAAGTTGTTTGTTTTCTTTTAGAAAAACTTCATTATTTTGATCCAACTAAAGGTTCTAAAGCATTTAGTTATTTTTCAATTGTAGGTAAAAATTATCTTATTCTTTATAATAATACAAATTATAAGAAGAAAAAAATTAAAGCAGACGTATTAGCAGCTGACGAAGATGATAAAGTAATTCATGAACTTGGACGTCCCGAACGTAAAGAAGATATGAAAGATTTTATAGATTATTTTACAGCATACATAGATAAACACATGTTTAGGTTATTTAAAAAAGATCACGATAGAAAAGTATGTGATGCTGTTAATATTTTATTTAAACGTAGAGAAAATTTAGAGATTTTTAATAAAAAGGCCCTTTACATTTACATTCGTGAAATTACAAACGTAGACACTCCAGTAATTACTAAAGTAACTAAAGTACTTAAGAAAAAATATCACGAATTATATTCTGAATACGATAGAACAGGATATGTAAGAGTTTAAAAAATCTATATTTATAACAAAATACAATATGGATTCATTAAATCAAGTAATATTTGACGATAAAACCTTTTCTGATCTTCTTAAAGAGATTCACGTTAATCAAAAGAAAAAAGGCAAACAAATTGGTCAACTCATAGCTGAGTTAAGACCCCTCATCCAAAATTTAGGAGATGCTACTGTTGTTGTTCCATTAATTAAAGAATATATGGAAATTAGTGTCAAAAATGACGACCATCTTCTAAAAATGGCAGCCATAGTACAACGTTTATCTACAGGTAACGCAACTGGTGGTGGTGGAGACATGTTAACTGAAGAAGAAATGAATCAACTTCAAAATATTGTAGAAGAAACAGAAAAAGGAAAAGATGTCTAAATTACTTAAATATAATACTAATTCTTCTTCATCCCCCTCTACAAAACCTTTATTTATTAGTGTTAGGGTAGTTGATATTATACTAAATATTGATCATCCTAAAGCATCTTTACATGGGGGAGTAGATTCTATAGGAACTATATTTTATGGAAATATTGAAGATAAAAAAGGAATAGACAATCCAGAAAATCTCCCTACTGCAAAACCTATATTTACTCACCAAAAATACCTACCTTTAATAAATGAAATAGTATTATTAATTAATATTAATATTAATAAAGATAACAAATCTAAACAGAAATTAAGTCTTTATTTTCCTAATATTAACATATGGAATAGCCCCCACCATAATGCAATGCCTCTTACTGAATATTATCGAAATGAGAATAATGAATATTTAAATACACAAGAAGGATTTGTAAGGTCTCCCCAAGATAATCAATTAAATATCCCCCTAGGAGAAACCTTTCAAGAAAAAGATTTTATTAAACCTTTAAGACCATTTGAAGGTGATAATATATTAGAGGGAAGATTAGGAAATTCTATTAGATTAGGTAGTACATCTAAACCCTTAAATCCGTGGTCACAAAATGGAGAAAATAGTGATCCTATTATTATAATAAGAAATGGTCAATATAATAATACTAATGACGAAACATTTAATCCTAATATAGAAGATATAAATAATGATGATTCATCTATATATCTAACTTCAAACCAAAATATTAATGGTTTTAAGGTAGCATCTAAAAATATGCAATCATATAATAAGGGTGAATTACCTTATAAATCACCTGAAGATAATTTAACTAATCCACCTTTAATATAAATGAATTACACACCAGAATCACCTAATAATTATATAGGAAAACAAGTAATAATTAATTCTGATCGTTTAGTATTTAATGCTAAAGATGATGCTATTTTACTTTTTTCAAATAAAGCTATAGGTTTTAGTACTAATGGAAATTTTCATTTTGACACAGTTAATAATGGTACTAATAAATTTGTGGTAAATGCCCCCAAAATATATTTAGGATTAAGGTATGATGATACTTATGCTAATGAACCTATATTATTAGGTAATAGAACAGAAGCATGGTTAAATGATTTAATAGATGTAATTTCTTATATATTAGATGATGTTAAATATAAAGTTAGTTATTTATCACAAGATGTAGGAAAACCCACAGGACCTAATATACAAAATGAATCTTTATTAAAATTAAGATATGAACAATTAGATAACTTAAAAGATGATATTAAATATATAATGAGTGAAAGGGTAAAAGCAGTATAATGGCAGCAGGATTTATAAGAAATATAAAAAATAAATCTGATAGATTATTAGATCAGATAAAAAAGGGTATTAAGGCAGAAGGATCTAAAAAGGTTAAAGAAGATGCTTTAAAACAAGCACCTACTCCCGAATCTATTACAACTAAATTTGAAGATTTAGCTACTAAAAATCCTAAAGAAGCTGAAAAATACTATACCCAAACTAAAAATAAATTAGAGGGAATACAAAGAGGATTAGAAGCTTCATTAATTAAAATCCAACAATTAGATGAAAAATTAGGAACAATAGATGAAGATATAAATAAAATAGTTAGGATAGCAGATATAGTAGAACCTTTTATCTCCCCTTTACAACTTTTTTTAGGAGTTCAAAGAGCAGCAATAGCAGCTTCAAACACACCACCTGCGGGTACCGGATTAACAGCGGGAGCTATTGCAGCAGCAGAATCACGAAGAAAAACATTAGCATTATTAGCTCTTCTAATAGAATTAGTAGCAATAGCAGTCCCTTTATCACAAACTATAAATAATACAGTAGATAAATTAAGAGAAATTATACCTAATGCATTAGTTCAAATTAATAATGTTATTGAATTAATTCAAAGTTTATTAGATTTACTAGAACAATTATATATAAATTTATTATTACCATTATTAGAAGGATATGAAGAAATAGATGGGGGAATTGATAATGTAGAAGATTTATATAATCAATATCCCGAATTAGAAACATTTTTAACTAGTGAGGGTAACGGTAATTTATCGGATACTGAATTACCTTTTGGGACTACTAATGGAATTAGTAA